AAATCCAGATGGAGATAAAATTTTATATCCAGAATTTAATTTAAACATGAGTCCAAGTTTTTCTTTCTACAGTCAATAGAGTTATATAATTCTTCTAATGAAATGGTTTTTTCAATGCCATCTTTAGAAATTTTTACAAGAGTATCTCCCCCCAAACATTCAAATTCCTGAGTGAACTGACGCTCGGACGTGTTCTTAATTGTTTCTTCTTTCCACTTCTCATCACGTCCAGGAACTTCAGACCAATGAACTTCAGTCCACACATAGTTGTTTCTTTTATTTTGAGCATCAACCCACAACTTATAGAAGTGGTTCATACCATATGGGGTTGAGATGATAATAACTTTTGTTTTTTGACCAGAAGAAATTGTAGGATATACTGAACTGAAAAAGTCATCAGCAATATGATTTGGAACGAAAGCAAACTCGTCCAAGAAGATAATGTTAAATGACATACCACGAACAGCAGATGCTGATGTAGACGCTGCCATAATCTTGGAACCATTTTCCAGTTCCATAGAACCTTTGTTCCAAGCAATCACACCTTGCTGTAACCACTTAGGAAGATTCTCGTATGCTGTCTGTAATCTTCCTAATAGGTCACGAGCAGTAGATGCTTTGTTAGCAAGAATACCAATGTTTGAATTGTCATTGAACAAAGCGTAATGAAGAAGATAGGAAACAACAACAGTTGACTTTCCTGTTTGTCTTGGTAATTTTGCTATATTAAATCTGTTGTTATGAAACTTTTCTACTAATTCTTTTTGGAATTTATACATCCTAAAAGGAATTAGACCTTCATCAACAGAAACAATTTTTACATAATTTAAAGCAAAATATACAGGGTCTTCCTTACACTTTACATATTCTTCAATCTGCTTTTTTGTCCACTGATGTGGGACGTTTGCTTTCTTAAGTAACGGATTACCTAAGTATATCTGGTCACTTGCCATCTGTCCTATCTAACTCCTTTTGTATTACACCCATACTATTAAACCTTTCTTCCCAACCTTTTCCATCGGTGCTACCTTTTACTGGGTTGATACAAGAGTCGTCTCCGAACTTATCACAAACAAGTGATGCTAATTCTGTTTCATTTCCTTTTTTGTTTGTGCCAGTCCAGTAGTGCTGATTATCAATCCAAGTAGCGCCACATTTAGGGCAGGTTTTATTTTTCATTGTAATAATATGCTTTATTTTTATTTATCTGTAGGCATGTTTTTGTTGACCCGCTTCAACATTTTTTGAAGGTCTGCTGTTGAACCAAAGAACATTGTGTTGTTAACTGTTTGTGGAGCAGAACCTTTTGTTGGAGCATCAAGGTCTTTCATCTTCTTCTGTAAATCAATTAATTTGTCAGAAAGGTCTCCAACCTGCTTCATAGCGTTCACAGCGACCTCATACGCTCTGGGGTGTCCTGACTCCTGAGCAACCTCTAAAGCGCCCTGAACCCCTGACCCTTTTCAATGAGGCTATACAGTTGACCTCTGGTATACTCATAATCAGCATCAGAATGTTCTTCTTTTCCTACTGTTTTTTTGTCTTCTACTTTTTCAATAGAAGATGCTGTGATATCAATATCAAGAATATCTTCCATATTTTTTTCAAACTCATTCATAACTTCAATACAACTCTATGTCTCCATTAAATCCGAAATCGTCATCTGGCATCACTAAAGCATCATCTGCTTGGTCAATAACGTTGTCGTTATTTTTATCCTCAAGTGCTTTTGGTGTGTAAGTAAGTTTTGTTGCTCTTCTGCTTTCTTGTAAATCACCAATGGTTTCATAGATGATTGCTTTTCTGATAACATCAGATTGATTGAATGGACCATAGATGTATGACTTAGCATTGAATGATAGTTTCCAGTCAATCATTCTTCTTGTCATGAAACTATCATCCCACTCATCAGAATAATCAATGTTGTTTAGGACAATAGCAACATCACGTTTTTCATCCATATCTGGAATAAAGTTAATTGTGATGTTGAAGTTTGGTTGGAAGTATGGTAGAATCTGTTCAAGAATTTGTAAACCATCATCTTGACTCTTGGCAAGAATACCCAAGTCAAAAGTCATGTTGTATGGAATAGGAACATACTGAACCTTTACTTCATTACCATTATCATCAACAATATTTCTATACTTTCTTATTGGACTGGTTTTCCTTGCTCCGTCATATCCAATAGAAGTCATTTCAAAATACATTCTTGGTAACCTCATATACTCATAAGGTCTACCAGGAGATGGGTCTGGATTCTGTTCAATACGAGTCAAGAACTTATCCTTTGGACCATAACCAAGAGGAACTTTTTGAACCTCAAGAACATCTTTGGTTTCTGGGTCTTTTCTTTGAACCTCGATATTATTAAAAAGCGTTCCGAAACCAACAACAGTTTTTCGTATTGCTTCGTTATAAAAGTGTGTGCCTAACGTTTTTCTATACCCGTTTATTCAAAACAACTATGTTTATGTTTTTTCACTGGCTCTTATTTTTACAACGACAATATTATTTAGAAACTATCCATAAAATTGCCGTATTCACCGAATGGATTCTTCTCGCTAAAGTCAAGAATAACATCTCCTTCATCTTCAATGTATTTATTTTGGTCGTATTTAGTATTTGTATCTTCTAAGGTATCGAAGAACTCTACTTGCCATGAAGCAGTAGCACCTGATACTACTTCACCTTCTTCAAAAGTTCCATCACGTTGAACAACAACAAGTTCTCTTGTTGTAGAATCCCAAGTCACAACATCAGCTTTAGTTCCAGTGTTAGCGCCAACAACTTCTTCTTTCTCTACAAAGTCACCAGTTCCGCCCGCTGCCATGGTAAGTGTGATAGAAGCACTGAGAATATTATCAATAAGGTCAATATCATCGATACCTGTATCAATCTTCTCGTTACCGATTTCATAGATTTCTGCTGTAATCTGATAGAAATAGAGTTTTCCTAACTGGTGGAACGCTGCCTCAACCTCTACAAATTTAATCTCATACAAATCTTTAGTTAAAGGAAAGAATAATAAGTCACCTTCTAATGGTCTTGGCCCAAGATTAAAACTCCCAGATTCCTGAACCCATCGTCTTTGGGATACGGCAAACTTAATCTCGTCAGTTACTTTCAATCCAAACTTAGTAATAAACTCAGCATCAGAACCAAACCCCTCTACATTCTGTAGAATCATTTCTACTTGGAATTGGTCTTCATACTTAGAGTAGATAACATCACTTAATATATTATCTTTTAAGATGGTTCTTGGTAGGTAATAGATATCTGTTCCAAATAATTTAATTTGTTCGTCAACTAAATCCTGAACAAGATTCTGCTCGCCAGAATAACCACCGTAGTAACTTGGAAAATAAGGACTTGTAGGCATAAGTTTAACCAATCATATCCATTGGTGGTAGAGTATACTTAAGTGGCATATCTGCCTCTAATTGATTCACTTCATTCTCACCATCTTCCCAAATCTGTCTTCCATTCAACGTAATACCACCAGGAAGTTGAACATTGTTATACTTAATTAGATTCTGTCCCCACTGTCTTTTCATAAGAGCAGTAGCATATCGTTTTACAAAACTATCATTATAAACCTGTGTCCATTCTTCTGGGTCTAAAGCACGGTGACAATCAATCAACAAATAGTTTCCTTCTTGAATCCTTGCTACATCAATATCAAGATATAATCTATCTTGTCTTTTATTAAATCTATACTGAACCAAAGCACCAGTATTAACAATCATATCTATCGTCTCAAAATACTGGCGAATCATATAATAGTTGGTCATATCAAAGTTACCAAAAGCAAATCCTGATGAGAATGAAAATACATCCATCAGGAAATACTGGTTACTTAAACCAAACAAATCATTACGAATCCAGTTTGATGATACTCCAAATACTTTTGAGATTCCAATAACATGGTCTGGAACTTCAATAAAGTTCTTTCTATTTTCCCATGTAGAACCATCTGGGTCAGCAGTAGATGTTAACTCATCGGATTCTGTAAATCTTGTTACATCTTCAGCAGTAATTAAATGCTTTAGATACATTCTCTCAATACCATCATAATGATACTCTTGATAAAACTGAATGGCAGTATCTATAATATCATCTACTTGCTCATCTGCTATATTAATTTGTAAAACAGGAGCACCAAGTTGACGCTTACAGTAATCAACTAATTCCTGTCTTGATGATGGCTGTGCCATTTAATTAGATACAAAAAATCCCTTCTTGTATTTATCAAGAAGGGACTTGGGGTTATTCTGCTACTGGAGCAGGTGGTTCTTGTTTACCGTCATCTTCAAGGAGTGCCAGAGTTTCTAGACCGCCGAGAAGTTTCAGTTTATATTCTTTTGCTTTAGCTAGGCTTTCTTCAAGATCTGTAATTTGCT